AGGGAGGTGGGTGGTGACAGTCTCACTCGATCATGAGGCTCTGGCGGTGTACCAGGGCTTCACAAAGGGACAGAAGAGTGCGAAGGTCTGCTCTGCCCTCATCCTCTACAACGTGCACACGAAGAAGAACCGAAATGACGCCGCGAGAGACAAATTGCGAGACCGCGAGATGTATCGCTGCGAGAAGGATCTGAAGGTGGCTAACTATCGCCTCGAATGCATCCAGCGGGGTGACTCTGATCCTGGCGATGGTCCAGCTGTATATCTCGAAGTCATGGCGGCTGCTGAGAAGAGGCGTTCAACTCGGGGAGGGCGGTTCTGATGAACGTCAACAAGAATACAAGAGCAGGGAAGAACGGTAAATGTCTGGCCTGCCCGCACTGCGGGCACAAGGTGATCGTCTACCACTTCGCATGGTGCGCATCAACATGCGCGACCAGAACATGCGCAGATGAGTGGGTCGGATGTGGTGAAATGATTGAGAAGAATGATTGGTTGGTGATTGGATGAACTTAGTGGATCGAGGTCATTGTGACCGATGTCAGATTTACATTTGGGATTTAGTGTCCTGTATCGGCCCTGATGGAGAACTATTGGCAAGAATCTGTGAAGACTGTGCGAAGGAATACCTCGCCTCTGGGTTGGATGATCTATAATGTCTGAAATGACATGGAAAGATACCATCGATTGGCGCAGGGTTCTGAATTCGTTGACTAAGCAAGAATTGGTTGAGATCATCCTCGCGCATGAGATGGAGTTGATTGACAATGATGAATAACTCTCAATTTTGGACTTGGGTCGATCATTGGCAGGGTTGGGACTGGATGCGCGAAGAACAGGAAGCCGAATTAGAGCTCGCCGAGTGGGCCGATGAGACATTGTGGATGATCTGCTTGATCTGCGGATCTCCGGTCGAAGGCTGTATGTGCGAGAATATCGAGGATGCAACCCCCATCCCCCCCCTCGTCGACGAGCACCAGCACCCCTCCCAGTGAGTCTGATTTTCTCGAAGTATTCAACTTCTTGAATATCCCAGCTCAGATTCGAGATTTTACGACTTTTCCGTAATTAGGACTCGTCCAGTCGTCATCATCCAAACCCACGCCTTGATGACGGTGGGAGCGGCCTTCTGCGCAATATCCATCGGAAGTCCAGTCCCAAGGTCCAGGGGATTGATGGCGATGTCAACCGGATCCATAAGATACGCCTTCATCGCATCCCCATAATTTTCATACAGGCCATCGCCGATCTCTCGAAGAACTCCCTTGTCAAGATCGATTATTCCGGTTGCCTCGAGAAGACCAGTGATGAGGAGCATCGCTGAGGTATCGCTGAGAAGAGCTACGAGAGGGGTGGCCACCTTGTTGATCTGGTACGCGGCGATCGCGGAGTCGACCTGCTCGTTCAATTTGTCCTGCAGGCTGATGCGGTACTCGATGACCTGGTCAGGTTCTCTCTTGGTCATCGACATCACTCAGGAGGTGTCGGCCATGCGTCAGCAGCATCGTTGCTCTCAGCATGATCCTGGGGAAGATCGCGCAGCGCTTGGCGGTACTCTTTCCAGGCTGTAGGCAGAACTCGATCCTTGACAGCTCGCCAGTCGCACTCTTCGAGAGCTGCGTCGCGCATCCGCCGAAGCTTATCCCAATCGATGTCGTACTGGCCTGAAGCGATCAGCTCTCCGTTTTGATATTCCTCGAAGTCTCTCATCACGCCGGCCTCATTTCAATTATGATCTGGTAATAGTCGAAGGCGTCGGGAGTGAGTGAAGTCAGATCAGTCATGCCCGCAGAGTAGGCGACATCGTATCGCGCCCCGAAGAAGGCGATCTGTTCGGGTGCAGCTTCAACGAGAGACAACGGGAGTTGAGTCTGACCATAGATCGAGTTGAATCTGTAGACGGAGATTGCCGCGTCGGATTGAAGCGCCAGGAAGTAATGACCCTGACTAACACTCGTCGACATCCCCGACATGATTTTCCAACCCGTAGAGGCTGACGAGGCAGTGCCAGCCTCGGCAAGTAATGTCCCGCCCAGACCAGTGCTGTTGTAATTGTAAATCCCGATTCGCACGTTCGAGCCTCCGACGGCTGTACTGACGTAGGCGGTGAGCGCCTCGAGACTCATATCGGCAGTTGTCGTGATTGGCACCAAATACAGCTTGTCTGCTGTCAACGCATAGACTGCTGCTGATGCCCCGTTGCTCATCGGAGCGTACCAGTAGTTGGAGACATAGCCGCCAGTGTTCGGCGATCCTCCTGCAGTGAGGAGACCCTCCCATTCGCCGCTAACAACCAAACGCGCCAGGTTGACCAGAACGAGGTCATACATTTCCTGCTCGTTCATGTCCTGAACGGTGATGGGATCGCCGACGTTTTGCACTTGGGCGAATGTCACATTCTCGAGGTCGAGGTTCTGCAGCAGCGGAAAGACCCTCTTCGAAGGCTTACGATCCTCTGCCCTCATCCTAACAACCCGTTCCATTCTTGTTTTACGCTGAGCCTGGCAAATTGAACGAGCACTAATCGTTCGAGCTCTTCTCTATTCAGCTCTTCAATGGTGATCGGATTGGCTACCGAGATCAGAGTGCTGGCGGAAAGCTCGTCGAGATCTTGTTTTGAGCAGCTTATACACGCGAGGACTAATCTCTCCGGTCAATTGGTGTACCATGTCTCTCACCTCATCCCGATCATTAGCATGACAAATCCCCAGAAGTTGTCAGGTATGCCGACGCCTGGTGCTGTGGGCCGTGCTCCAGGCACACCAGGAGCGCCGACAACTGGGGGTTGAGTGGGTTTGTAGTCGATGCCAGGGAAGTCAGATGGTCGATAACCTGGGGGAAGAGCTGCTTGACCGCCCTGCCCAGGGAACTGAAGGTTCGGAACTTGCACCATTGGCCGCGTCCTCACTTGAGCTGCTTCGACCTAGTCTTACTGATCCGCTCGATCGAGTCGAGGTCTTTCGTCGAAATGAATCCCCTCAGATAGAGCTTCTTCGACTTCGAGAGTATTTCCGCTAATCTTCGGCGTCCAGCCGCTTTAGTCATCTTCGCCATAAGATCACTCTCATGCAGATGTCAGGTACTGGAACTTGTAATTCAAAGCGATCGGTACAGAAGCCATTGAGAAGCCTGGCTGTTGAGTAACTGGGTCTGTCGCGCTGCAAGAACCGACGACGTTACCGAGAGCATCGACGACATAGAAGCCCTGCGTCTCAATCAAAGCGCCGTCAACAGATGTTCCAAAATATTTCGTGATTCGGTCGCCGAATAATGTATCGCCGATGCTATTCGAAGTTTGGATGTCAATTAGCTCATTGGTGGCCCCAGAACTCGCGGTTACGTGAAAAATCCGTGAGACTCCGCGAGCTGTATAGACTGCTGCCGATGCTCCGCGATCCGCCGCAGCCTGATTCATGCACCGGACGATGTCACCTGCTCGAAGTGTGTATGGTTGGCATAGTGCTGGCTGTCCATCAGAGACAGCACCAGCAACAGACCAGGGGATGATCGCCGCAACGAGACCTTGCGAGAGGATGTAGGAATAACCCACACCATTCGGGCAAGATACCAGCCCGCCGATGACGGTCTGTCCAGGAGCGAAATCTCCAACATTTGCCGCCGTTACCGTGTAGGCTGTGTCGGTGGTCAGGTTAGACTCAGTTCCCTCAGCCAATTCAGCCTTGAGTGGGATGTTTGTACCATCCGCGCAAACGAGGTTGCCCGTAACTGTATTTGTTGCCATAGGATCACAGCCTCACGCCGATCCCAAGCGGCTTCATTAGGTTACGATTTACGTTGGAGATAGGCTTGCGTAGTAATTTCTTCGCGAACTTGAAGGTGATACCGATGCCGATCGCACTCACAGCCATCGCTTGATAGTTAGCCATGAAGTCCCATCCGATTCATTGGCGAAAGAAACCTGGCGCACCTATTTTGGTCCCGATTATTATTCGTTTGAATATGGCAACGTTCATTTTATTGCCTTAAATACGGTGTTCTATAAAGGATGGAATGTGGA